GAGCTGCAGTTAGCGATGTAGTTCTTGGCTGACGTGGCAATGCTGTTGACTGTCTTAGCAGCACCAGTCACAGCATCCCAGACCAACAACGTCCCGTCCGCTTTGAACTGACCGACATAGCGCTCAGTCTCATCACGAAAGATACTGAACCACCTGCCCTCATTCAGGGCACCGGACAGGGCAGATACGAACTTAAGACCTGGACGTTTGAGCATCCCATAGGTTGGGTCAGGAACACAGTTCTTTGCCGCCTTGACCTGACCAGGGAGCTTCAGTGAGTCAGGTTGCTGGGAGACACCACCAAGTAGGTTCGGGATACGTTGAGAGATTGCAGACATAGTTATCTAACCAGCGTCCTGAATGGCATATAGGAGATGTATTCACTCTGTCCGTTCTGGAGCCCGAACATCGTTGGGCGAGAGGTCTCAGTGTCATAGGCCACGCACAAGGCCCTACAAGCACCCTCGTCCTGGGCAATGAGCTCTACCTGCTCCTTAGAGGCAACAAGCCTGCTGGCGTAGGCCCTAGAGGCCCTAGCGGTGATGTATTCCTTGAAGGGCTGAGGGCACTTATCAAATTCAAAGCCCCAGACCACATCACAGTAGATGGTCTCAGTGAATGTATAGGAGTGTGCAAGCTTATCGTAGAGTTTACCTTCACGCTCCACAATGTCGTATTCAGACCCGTGCTTGTAGAAGGACGTAGAGAATGATGTTAGGTTTGATGGTACCAGTATCTGCCCGTTGTTATCAGGGACAAATGGGTACTCTTGTTCGGTATTGAAGTTCCACCCTTCTGCCAGAACGGTTCTCGTAGTCTCCTCCAGGATGGCTACAGCCGACGTGACCTCGGGGTTATCAGTATCAAGGGAAACGACAGCCGCGCCACCGATGCAAGAAAGTATCTGGTTGACGGCATCAAGGAGAGTAGTACGAGTTGCCATAGGTCATGGGGGAAGATCCAGTCTTGGATCTAGTAGATAAAAAAAAGGGGCCCCGTGTGGGACCCCTAAGGAATTCCTAATTAACTCCTAATTAGGAGATCAGGCAATGTTGCGGAAAGCACCAGCCACAGACACGCGCACAGCGCCAGCGCCCATAGCAAGCTTACCCACAACCAGATCACCCTGGTACATGATAGACACATCGCCAGAAGTGGTCTCAACACTGGGGCCGAGAGTTTCGACAACGGCAGCAGCATCCCGGTGGAAGATAAGGCCGCAGCTGTTGGTGAAGTCGGTAGTGTTACCGTAGCTGTTCTTCTCGTTGGTAGCGTCGGTGTTCTCGATGGCGGGGCCAGTCGAGGTGCCGTACTTGCCAAGGAAGGGCAGGTTGTTGGACTTGTAGATCTTGATACCGGCGATCTCATAGAGACCAGCACCGCTATTCAGATTACCCTGGGTGTTACCGATCTCACGATTGAGGATATTGGTATCCACAGAGGAGATCAGGCTGTAGTACTGACGAGGAGACAGCACACACACACGGCCATCACGAGGAGCAGAACGCTCATCGAGAACAGCAGCAGCCTCGAAGAAACCGTCCACCAGGGCCTGAGCGTTGTACTCGTTGTTGGCACCCAGTTTCACGGTGATGCCACCGGGCTCACCAGTCACAGGGCTAGCAGCTGCAGCAGCACGATCCAGCACACGGAAGACGCGGCGGTCATAATGCTCACTCAGAGCCTGCCCGATTTGACGGGCGATGGGGCCTCGCAGATCGTAGTGAGCAAGTACTTCATCAAGCTCATACAGGAATGCAGAGCTGATCAGCAGCTGGTCAACAGTGATAGTGGTTTCTGCTTGTGCAGGAGCACCGTTGCTACCACCACCATTACCCAGGATTGGGGTGCCTGGAGTATGGAAACCGGCCGTCATCTTGCCGGTGTGAATGAACTGGGCCTCTTTGCCGTTGCGAAGAGTCCGGCTCTGAACCAGATCTTTTGCGATCAGGTTATTACGGAACGATTCATACACTTCCCCAGTAAAGAGCTTAAGGAGAAGAGCACGAGAATCACCGGCCTGGTTAATTTGACCAGGACGGGTAAGAAGAGTGTTAGCCATTGTTATTTAAGGAAAGGGGTGTTTGCTTTAATTGCGCCAGTTCCTATTTAAGATCGATCTATTGTCTGAAAGTTATTCAATTGGTAATTACCGTCGTGGGGTATCTTTTCAGGCCCACTGCAGCGGGCTGGGTTTTAACGTGGTCCAAAGCTTCCACAAGGCATAGTCAGGGAATCGAACCCCAATGAATCACCAGATCTGTGCAGATGGCCTAAGCGTGATATGCCTCATCAGGACATAACAGGGGCTTAGGCTCTGTCGATAGGGCGAGCACACTTTTATGGGTGAGCTTCATTTAAGACAACCTCAGTCCAGGGTTGTCCCCCACAGCCCGATACCGAAGCAGAGCGGGAACTAGTTCAAAGGAGGTTGCCGCTACGAGCAAGCTTCTCCTGCACATCAATTCGATACGCAGGGTCGTCCTTATACCGGGGATCCGAGATGGCCCGAGCCAACTCAGCTTGGCTACGGAAACCTGGCTCAGCCTTAGGAGCACGAGCTCCGGTGTACCGAGCACCTTCGTAGCCAGCATCAGAGGCAAACCGAGCCTTCAGACCCTGGGCTGCCCAGTACATGGCCCCATAGTCCCCACCGTTCATCACGCCGTCATAGGCAGCGATCTCGTCGGGGGAGAGGTTGTCAGCAGCCCACCCAAGCATCTCCTGGTAGTTATCAGCACCACCGACTGCATCGCGGATGGAGGCTGCCTGCTCCTCAGTCAGCTGAGCCTGTTGGACCTGGTCGCGTTGGGACTTGATGTAGTCAGCCCAGGTCTCCACCAAGGTGCGGCTATCTAGCTGGGATAGCTTCTCGATGGTGTCCTGACTCAGACCACCTTCATCAAACTCGTTACTGGCAGCCACAAGGGTCTGCAGGGCCTCTGAGATGTCCTCATCACCCTCTGCATCGTCGTCCTCTTGAGAGACCTCTTCAGAGACCTGTTCATTGGTCTCCTCAGCCTCGACCTCGTCTTCAATGGTCCCCTTCTCGCCTAGCTTCCGCTGGAGCTCAAGGTAAGCCTTTTCCAGCTCCTCAGCTGACTTGTACTTACCAGCAAACCTGGCGTCAGTTTCATCAAGCTGAGAGGCTTTATCGAAACGCTCCTGAGCAGCATCCTCTTGAGCGTCAACAAGGCGAGATCCAACCTCAAGGGCGCGAGCCTCAGCGGCTTCACGCTCGCTTGTATCGGCTCCGTCCTCGGGGTCAAATGTATTGGTGATTGCCATTAGTTAAGAACTGTAGAAACAGAATTAAAACGAGGAGTCACACGATCCTTAGGACCACCGATCTGATCCTTACCAATCGTGGGACGTACACGCTCTTGAGGTGCGTATTTATTAGAGCTGGGTTCCGGCGTCGGGGAGTTGGGCTCCTGGGGGGCTTTGTCCTGGACTGAATCCAAGGCCTCCAGGGACTTCTCCTTCTTGCTGTTGCTGGCCATTGAGTGTTTCTAGAATAGCTGGGTTTTTAGATGGATCCATAATCGGAGCACCAGCAAGTTGGCCCATCTGATCCATCATTGCTTGCTGTTGCTGAGCCTGCTGCTGAGCCTGCTGTTCTTGGCCGAGCTGCTCTTCAGTCTTAACAAGACCAAGGTAATCAATACCAGCAGAAGCAGCTAGACGCTTGATGGCCTCTGATGGATTCATGTAGTTAGCCATCACCTCTGGACCAAGGGTCTGAGCAATGGTCTGCATAAACAGCATCAGGGCTTCACGGTCTTGGCTACGACCAACACCCTCAAGACCGGCCACCACAGTGGGGAAGACCATATCCTTAGGGAACTTCGGCAACATACGCTGCCGCTGGAGTTCGATCAACTTACGGTTAATGTAAGGACGCAGGAGATCTGTAGTGAGACTACCCCAGATTCCGCCGAGCTGTTCGTTGAGCTCATTTGCAACGGCTCGGATTTCTTCGGCTGTAGTGCGTTCCGACTGGCGGACATTCAGCACAAGGAATGCTTCAGACAATCGCTGGGTTAGCAGCGTGATCATGTCGTAGGCAGTCTTGAAGTCTGTTGTCTTGCCAACCTGGATAACGCCAACATCATCAGGACGACCCTGAATGATCGCTCCTGAGCCAGCCTGAGCCAGCTGGTTAGGCTTTGTAGTAGCAGAGGGGGATACGGTGAAGATCACCTTTGCCGCCGCTGCAGAGCCCTCCACAATGGCTTGGCTGAGGGATTCAAGAGACTTCAGATCTCCCAAATACTCCTCGATTCTGCCACGGCCCCAATCTTCCCCATCGACGACATTAAAGCGGAGGGGGAGCCACTGAGGTGTGTTCTTAGGACATACAGACTCGGTGCCAGGGATGATGCGATCATCAGCTTCCTGATGCCAACGCCACTGACCATCCTGGAGCTTTGCCCAGGTATAGACAGCAACCTCGTTATTCATCGGGTCAAGCTTGAGGTCAGCAATACTGCCGCCACCTTCATCGCCGGTTGCGTTATCGGGTTGAGTACCGGTAGAACCCCGATCCTTCAGCATCTCAGCCGTGGTCTTCTTAAAGAAGTTCTTCGGCAGGAACTGACGGTCAATAGCCTCTACGGTAACGATCTCAGTAACAGACCCCTCTCCATCCCGGACAAGGACATAACGGTCCATCGGGTAGAGCTTGAGCCCCTTCTTGCCCATATAGAGCAAGACGTTACCAGTAACCACCAGGTGCTTCATTGCCTGATGGAGCACAGTACGGTCTGACGACTCGTTGACGTGCTGCATTACGACGCGCTCCATCTTAGAGAGCACCAGATCAATCTCAGAACGGGCCTGAGCATCCACATCGGGATCCTTAGCCAGAGCACCGTCGCTGATTTGAAGCTTAAAGAACTTTTGGTTAACAGGGAACAAACTCAACATGAGCTTGCTCGCCATTACATTACACCCTTTGGCGCCAATTGATTGCCAGGGGCTCCACAGTTTACTGCCGCTGTAATGCCCACTAGGAGGCATAATATACGGAACACTGAGCCTGGCACACTCTCGGGCGGCATCGAGAAACTGTGTACGATTGCTTGTCAGGCGGGCGTAACGCTCTGCTGCATTGTTTTCCATTAGACCTGACCGATTGCTAGACCGCCACCAGCAGAAGCACCTCCACCAAGGCTAAGAGTGTTGCCAGTGGATGTAGTATTCAGACCTGTAGCACCTGCTGTTGAGGTAGTACGCTTCTTGCGCTTAACAGCAGCCTTATCAGCAGGAACACCACCAGTCATGATCGTGCTGCGGTTACCCTGAGTAGTGGCAAGGGCATCACGCTGTGCTAAGTACTCTTCCTGCTTACGCATAAACTCAGCATTCATCGCATCCATCGATTCCCAGATCGCAGCCTGCTGGGCCATCATCTGTGCATTCCAGGCATCCCAGTCAAACTGAGGAACGACCTGCGATCCATCACCACCGCCACCAGCACCACCAGCACCACCAGCACCACCAGCACCACCAGCGGCGGCGGCGGCAGCTGCTGCGGCAGCGTTGGCCTTATCAATCTTGGTCTGGGCATTGGTAGCTGCTTGTTGAGCGTAAGTCGAGACAATGGGACTGCCGACTTTCAGCTGACTAGTTGGGATATAACCAGCGTTTGCGGCTGCAGCACCAGCCCGTGCAACCTGACCTGTATTGGCAGTCTGGTTGTAAACGCGATCAACACTTACACCTAGCTTCTGAGCTACAGCCGAGGCTTCCTTGTAATCGACAGTACGGCCAGCTGAAGAGATCTGGTTTTGGATTCTCTGGTTAGTAGAACTGTTGTTGTTTCTAGGCATTAGCCGCTACCCATAGAAATAGTAAGGGGATTAGAGAGTTGAGCAGTTCCGCTCACAGCTTTCTTACGAGCTTTCTTACGAGCTGTAGACTTAATCTTGACGGCATCTGGATCCTGACCGACAAGTTTCATACCTAAAGCACGATTACCAGCCTCTTCGGAGCGACGAGCCATCTCTTCGTTCTGGGCTAGCTGTTGCTGGAGTGCCATCTCCTGAGCAGCCTGAGCAGCAGCAAACTGTGCCTCTTGGCTGGACATCTGTGCTTCTGCTTGAGACATCTGCCAAGCCATCGTGGCATTGAATTGATCCAGCGAATCCTGCCGGCTCGTATCGAATTGAGCTTGGTTATTGGCAAGGCTTTCGTTGTGTTGATCCCTTGCCTGACGCTGAGACTTTCGAGCAAGCTCATTTTGCCGCTTCTGGAAACGCTGTTGACGCTGCCGTTCTTGTTTAATTTGTGAGCTGGAGGGGCCTCCCCCTCCGCCGCCTCCACTACACATTAGAGTTCTCCTTTTAACTCAGATAACTTGTGCTTAAGCTGTCTGACCACAGAAACCTGACCAGCCCGATAGGCAATTTCAGTAAGCCCTAGATTGGGCTCTGGCATCTGATCTGGGTACAGAGCTTCTAGTTCGGCAATAAGCCGAGAAAGGGCCCCTACGGATACATCCGAGAGGCCCAGTTGTTCAGTAATAATCATTCAGGCTTGGTTTCAGCGAAGAGACACTTGTCTGAATCACAAGCAGCAGGGCCTGAAGCCTCAGACCCAGCTCCGAAAGCTGACATGGCCAAAGAGAAATCACCCGTAAGACGACGAGCTTCCACATCAGCAGACATCTGCTCGTAGGTGCCCCGATCAATCGGCTCGAACGGCAAGCGAGGGAATGTTTCGTTGGCATCAAACCGAGCAAGCAGGGCAGCTGAGATGTAACCGTTCCCGATGCTGTTGTAGATCAGTTGAGAAAGATCATCGATTTCATTCTCTCGGAACTCAAGAGTGGCCG